TCAGGAACGCGATTGGTACGATAACGTGAGGCCAAAAGATATTTGGGTTTCCCCTGACGAGAAAGAAAAAATTAATACAGAGGCAGCAAATGAAAAGGCACGAAAAGAATTAGAAAAAATAATGAGGGAGTACCAGCAACAAGATAAACTCAAACCAAAAAGTGACGTAGAACGCTTGCGTGATGAAATGATGCGCGAGATAAGAGACATTAAAAAAGCAATACATACATTAGGGATTTTACTTGAAAGTGACGAGCCAAGTCGAGAAGATTTGGAGAAGCACAAGACGTTGAGGGAAGCTTATAGGAAATATAAGATGATCGAAGCATTAACACTAGGTCAAAATGAAAACAATACAAAGTAAAACACACGTAATTAAAATTTACATTGCAGGTGACAAAACCCATGCAAGGAAAGTTCTGCAAGAATATGTAATGGAAGGTGCGTGTATCAGTATTAGTGACGAAGAATACATTTATACTATGGGCAACGAAACAGGCATAGTAGTAAATCTGATAAACTATCCGAGGTTCCCGAAGGAGCCCTGGGAATTGTTAAACCAAGCACTAGAACTTGGTGAGCTATTAATTGAAGAGCTTTTTCAGGGATCTTGCACGGTAGTTGATTATAATGGCAATTCCCACTTCATAAGTAGGAGAGATGACGAATGAAAATTTTTATTATAGACCTTGAGTCCGTTCCCACACGCTACACATGCCAATGGAAAGGACATATTCCTACCCTGCTTAAGAAAGCAGCCGTCGACAGGAATAGACCCGATGTTGAGATAATCAATATCTCTGGCGGAGAAGCAGAGTTGAAGGCAACGCCTGGAGCCTTCCTAAACTTTGCGCAGACAAACGTGTATAAGAATAATCAATTAACACAAGTGTCTCAAATGTTCTCTGAGGGCGAGGTTAATCCAGGCGACCAATTTATATTTGCAGATGCGTGGCATCCTGGAATTATGCAACTCAAGTACATGAGCGAGTTGTTACAGATTCCTGTTGTTATACATGCGCTGTGGCATGCTGGTAGTTATGATCCGCAGGATTTCTTAGGTCGCCTGATTAAAGATAAGCGTTGGACAAACTGTTTTGAGAGGGCTGTATTCCATGCAGTAGACTACAATTGGTTTGCAACAGAATTCCATATTGAACTATTCAAGATCAACGTGTTCCGCATTAGTCAAAGGAATAAATATGAATCAGAATTGACTATAAAAGAACAAGAAGAGAAGTATTGTCAAACAGGTTGGCCTATGGAATACATGGCTGAGACACTTGCACCATATACAAATCTAAAGAAACGTGATTTGATTTTGTTCCCACACCGTGTTGCACCAGAGAAGCAAGTTGACATCTTCAATGACCTTGCATTACACATGCCCGAATACGAGTGGATTGTTTGTCAGGATCAAGAGCTAACTAAGCATGAGTTCCACACATTATTGGGCGAGGCTAAGATTATATTCTCTGCAAACTTGCAGGAAACACTAGGCATCTCTACATGTATTGAGGGTCCGTTTAGTGGTGCAATTCCGATGGCTCCTGATCGTTTGAGCTACACAGAAATCTTCGAGGGCTATCCACAATTCTTGTATCCATCAAACTGGACAAAAGATTTTTCATGGTATGATTCACACAAGACAGACATGATCGAACATGTTAAGGATACGATGGAAGGCTACGAACTATACAAGCAAGACCTTAACGACTTTAACAAGAATCAAGTGCCAAAATATTTTCACTTCGATAATGCTGTTGAGGTAATATTCAGTGGCTGATTATAAAATCAGCGAGCTTACGGTTAGTAACGACAGTGCCGATGTTGGTGACCTATGGGTAACATCAGATTCCAACACAACTCTTTACTTTAACGGTAATTCCTGGGAAGACATACAAACAACACAAGAGAATAGAATGGAGCATATGGAAAAGATGATCGAAAAAATTGCTGATCGTCTTGCTGTACTAGAAGAACCTGATCCTGAAAAGCTTGCACAATTTAAAACGCTACAAGATGCGTATACTAAATACAAGTTTATAGAGAAGCTTTGTGGAGAGAAAGAATAATGGCGGATATGTCAATACCTATCAACCCCTATAGTGAGCCAATAGACCCTATAATAGAATTAGGAAAGACATGGGCAACGGCATTACAGGAACCTTGGTTTCTACTGTGTCTTCAAATGGTAATGCTTACCTGGATGTTATGAGTAATGAACTAATAATATATCTACTTTCATGGGCAGTATTTTATACTGGTTATCCAATGCCTGACAAACCGCCAGAAATTGTATATGTAACACATCAATATTTTGTAGACTCGATCTTGTGTAAAGGTGTAGACACAATTGAAAGGCCGTGTAATGTAAGGGCCGCATATAACGATTATAATAGTGGCGTTATTGAGGTTGATGAAAAATTCAAAGATAGTAAGGACCCGTATTTCAAAAGCATCATTGTACATGAGATAGTCCACTATCTACAAGACAAATCTGGTCGATGGAAAGACTTGTATAAACTGCCAGATATTTTGTATTGTCAGGAAAGATCATATAGACAACGCGAAGCATACGTGGTGCAAGACAGGTATAATGAAGATGTACACAATAGAAAACGACTATTGCGTAGAAACTATGACAGTTGTGGAATGAGATGAGCGACGAACAACAAGAAATTTTAGATGAACTCTCAGCACTAGAAAGTAAAGTCGATAGACTTACTTCTACGTTTGTTGCATGTACAACAGACATAGTTGAAGCTATAAAAATAAATACAGATATAGCACAACAATTGGGAGAGGCAATGGCGCTAGCTAGGTCGCCATCTACAGAGGACTTAGAGAAAAGCGCCACATTACGAGAAGCATATGATCGTTATGACTTCATACGTAAACTAGCATTAGGAGAGGAAAATAAAAAATGAGTGAATTTATAGCAGGACTAACAATAGCAGGACTAATTGTAATAGGATTTATTTTATTAATAGCAGGCTTCATAGCTTGTATAATGTATATTGTTGCACGTATGATGAAAACAATTGGTGATGACAGCAACATGAATAATGCATTACGTCTACTAAGCCAAGCCACAATTCATCCAGAGGATTTTGGTCGCATGTATTACCTAACAAAAGATCAAATGGCATTGTTACGCAACAATGGTCACGAACCAGATCGCCCAGGTTGGTATGTAAATGAAGATGAATTTGAAGGCGTAGTAAAGACGCGACCTAGGGAGGATCATGTCTGAACCAATTGACGGCGTGTGGGACATTAAAGAAAACACAGACTACTATATCCAAACTTTTGAAAATCCACCTGACATCGTGAGCATACAAGACAGTAACGGTCAAGAAATATTATCTATCGCCAGTAACGGACAGGTAACTTGGCATCAAGAGGATAAAGCTGACGATGCAGCAGAAATGTTTACACAGGCTATCACTCGGTCAGTTGAGAAAATTGCTGCTATAAAACAAAGCAGAGAAGAATGGGAAGCACGTATATTAAAAGCGTTAATTAGTGAAGCTGAAAATGCTCCACTTACTCCTGAAGTCTTGACAGACGTAGTAAGAAAGTGTATAATGATAGATAAGCTTAAAGGTATAAAATGATATTGACCGAAGCCCAAGCAACAGAACAGTTACAGAATCTAATACATCCTGTACATCCGTTGCCTGTACAATGGTTGCCCTTTAGTGAAGTAGAATGCGACTACGATGTTTTGGAATGGGTGCGTAACCCTGACAATGGCTGGTGTAGTGGAAAGAAAGAAGACTTTGAATTTCTACTTGGTAAGGGAATCAATTATCAGCGGGGCGATTATGCCCGTGCTGTTTTAAGTGTATTGGGCATAGGTGTAAAACGTGAGCGAAGATGTATATGCTAAGGTAAAATGAATTTAAAGACAAGCCAAAAAATACAATTGAAAAAAGTAATTACATGGACTATAATATCCGTTGTAATCACAACACTTGTTGGTTGGGCTATTACTGGAAATATCTATATTGGGCTTGGGATTGGATTAATAGATCGAGCAATTAAGATGGGCACATATTATGCACATGAACGTTTTTGGCACGGAAAATATAAAGAAGCAAAAGCAGAAAAAAAGGCATTAGGATAAAAGAAAATGAAACACAAATTACAAATAACAATAACAGGAAAAGCAGGCACAGGCAGAACAAGCATGGGCATCTTGCTCTTTAATGCATTACAGAAAGCAGGAATTGATAATGTAGCGTTTGAGTCTATTGACTGTGACGTAGATCAATTTGAACGAATAACAGAAATGCTTGAAGATGGAACAAAGGATGCGTGGAAATCTATGATTGATGTTCGCATTATCGAAGTCCAAGCAGCAAGAACATGACAAAATTTGTAATTGATTTATGGCTTGATGGATACGAGACTGAAGAAGAACACGACGCAGCTTGTGTAGAGTTCATTGAGGATCAATTAAATTTTGCGGGGTCATGTATTACAGTGGAAAAAATGGAAACAAATGATGAGTAACAAATACAAATATAGCGAAATATTTACGTCAATTCAAGGCGAGGGCGAGTTCACGGGCTCGCCAACTGTATGGCTTCGCTGGTTCCTCTGTAATCTGCAATGCAGCGGATTCGGGCAAGAGATTCCTGAAAAGCGTAGCACACATATCTTACCTTATAAAGACTTTGATATATCTACTGTTAAGCGTATTGAAGACCTGCCTGTTTGGGAATATGGTTGTGACTCTAGTTATAGTTGGAGCAAGAAGTTTAGACACTTATGCCCTGACAAGACAGCAGGGCAAATTGTAGACACATTGGAAGACGAACTAAAAACATTTAGGGGCAACAAAGACGGCTCATTCATATTAAACAATGGCCGCGAACTTAAAGACGTACACCTATGTATGACTGGTGGCGAGCCAATGATTGAACGAACACAACTAGCACAAATCGAAGTGTTACAAGAATTTGAAAAGCGTGGCAATTTGCCTATCAATATTACTATTGAAACAAATGGCACACAAATCATAACAGATGAGTTTGCACAATTAGTTGCGTCGTATAAGCGTAGTGGTGGCGATTGGTTCTGGTCATGTTCACCTAAGCTACGACTTACAAGTGGAGAACGAGCAGCAAAAGCTATCCACCCAATGACTGTAAAACGTTATCAGGATGTTAGCGATCACGGACAACTAAAGTTTGTTGTATGTAATCAACCAGAGGCGTGGGAAGAACTTGAAGAGACAGTTGACTTGTTCCGTAATGCTGGCGTACATTGGCCTATATGGATCATGCCCGTTGGCGCTACAGTAGAAGCACAAGAAGATTTTGACGCAGTTGAAGTTGTCGAAGAAACAATCAGAAGAGGTTATAACGTATCAGCGCGAGTACATGCGTACATATGGGGTAATCAGATTGGTACTTAATGTTTACCGATAACGAACTTTTTGTTATATGGTTTGCATTATTGATGGAGCAAGTCAATCAAGAAGAAGGCACAGATCGTTGGTGGAAGTACGAACGAATGATTAGACGAATTGAGGAGAAGCTTGGTGCTAGTAATAGGCCAATGCTAACGGTAGTAAAGACAGATGAATGATGAATTTGGAACAACATATGGCGGCAATTATGTGTGGGAACGACGCGAGGGCGGCATGTACACACAGATCCTTCGTATCTATTATAAAAATGGAAGGTATACAGACACCGTATTACGAGAAGACATAACAGAAAAAGAATACTTCAAGTTTAAACTTGACGGAACAGCATAGGAAAAGTAAATGAGCAGACGAATTATACCATTTAGTTGGTACCCAGCACATTGGGGATTAAAGGGAAAATCATTAGAGATGGCGCAAGCTGAGTTTGAGCTTGAGGGCACAGAACTTTTACGCAAGAAAATCGACATTAATATTAATGAGCGAAGTGAAGGTGAGCAAAAGATTGCGCATTTAGACCTCGATCACAGGCAAGGTAAGATTGATGATTACGAACTTGCAAAAGGCGTTATAAAAGTAAACGTCAACAACATGCCTAAGACAGATGTTAAAGTAGCATTGCTAGACCTTAAAAAAGAATACAAGAAACGTAGCGACCAAGAATATGAAAAGGAACGCGCAACATTATTGGGCGAGCCCTGGGTTTTCATTAGCAAGATACAAACTGATCCTGATAATCCTAAATACGGTGGTGTAGAGCTAGATTGGAATGACTTGTTTGTAGAAAAGCTTGAGGAACATGGCTACGGCCCTAACCCTGATTCAGAAGACACAGTTAACGATTGGTTCAATGAGTTATGTCGTAACATTGCGCTAGAGGCTTATGCGGGCATTGGCGACTTTGAGGAAGCAATGGGTATTGAGTCCGAAGAGGAAGCAAAGCCATCACACATGCATGAAGATGTTATAATCAAGCCAGCACCTAAGCCTGAAGTAGATGACGGAGAGGTAGATAGTGAGTGAAAAACAAAAGTACATTCTTGTAGACGCATTGAACATGTTTCATCGCGCAAAACATGTCGTTCATAACGGTGACATTGATACGCGCATTGGCATGGCCTTACATATCATGTTCAACTCGCTACGCAAAGGCTATCGCGATCTAGGCGGACAGCATATTGTATATTGCTTGGATGGACATAGCTGGCGCAAGGCTGCATATGAGAAGTACAAGGCCAACCGTGTAGTCGCACAACTAGCTAAATCACAGCGCGAGCGCGACGACGACGAGTTATTTTTTGAAGCATATAACGAACTAAACAAATTCATACTTGAGAAAACAAATGCAACAGTATTGCAATGTCCTATAGGTGAGGCCGATGATCTCATTGCTACATGGATTGACTTACATCCTGACAATGACCATATCATCATTAGTTCAGACTCAGACTTTGTTCAACTACTAGCGCCTAATGTTGAAATATACAACGGTGTTACTAACAATCGTTTCACGCATAATGCGGCATACAACGACAAAGGTTACAAACTTGAATTTGAAGTAAAGAGTGATGGTAAGATTAAAGTCGGCAAGCCCGACGGATTCTTTGAACAACCAATAGAAGATTGGACAGAGTTTGCAATGTTCCTTAAATGCATACGTGGCGACAAATCAGACAACATCTTCCCTGCTTACCCAGGTGCTCGTATCAAGGGCAGCAAAAACAAATCAGGTATAACAGAAGCATTTGCAGATCGTAATGCTAGAGCATATGATTGGAACAACTTTATGCTACAGACATGGACAGATGTAGATGGCAAACTGAATACAGTAAAAGACCGTTACAATATCAATCGTTCGCTTATCGACTTGCACATGCAGCCTGAAGAAGTTAAAGAAATGCTAGTGCAGTCTATTATAGATGAGACAGTTAAGGATCGACGGTCAAACGTTGGCATTAATTTTATGAAGTTCTGTAGTATGTGGGACTTGAAAAATATTAGTAAGTATCCCGACGAGTATGCTATAATGTTAAACACACCTTATAGGGATTACTTGATCGAGGTGCAAAAGGAAATTGCCTAATGATTATACAATTAAAAGAAATAACAGACAGCAGTTGGTTAGTTATCACAGAAAAAGAACAGGAGAAGATCGGACTACTTAGTGGCAAGACAGATGGTTCATTTACGCTATTATCAAAGGGCGGCAAGGTCGGCTTCTCTGATAAGGATGAAGTAAGCGAATTCTTTGCTGAGCCTGTGTTCGATAATGTTATCGTCACATCGCTGACAACCGACACACAACATACAGTAAAAGGTTTCCCAGTAGATTTTGATACCCCGTTTGAGGCTGATCCCGAGGACGAGATTTCAGATCTACCATTATACACTAAAACTAAAACAAGTAAAGTCTATCATTGTGCAGGGTATTACTGTATTAAGTTTCCGAAGGGCTGGGCTGATGCATATTCTCCTAAACTTTCTACACTACAAAAGTACGAACACATCGGACCATTCAAAGATGAATTAGAAGCTAAGGGTCACCTAACCATATGCAAGAATAAAGAGAAGCGATAAATAGTACACGTAGGAAGCGAATATGGCGCAAGAAATCGACAACTTTAAAACAAAAGTACGGAACACAATACGTCTCAAAAGACCTACCTTAACACTTAGCGTTGCAGAGGGTAGAGAATTAGAAAAAGAAATAGCTAAATTAGAAGAACGTATAGACCAGCTAGAGATCGAACTCCTACAAAAAGAAACAATGTCAATTGACATTGTTGGTCGTGATTTTTAAACATATAAGTTTACTGAGATGGTGAGATTATAAATATTGCAGTAGAACTACAACCAGCAGGATTATAATGGATCAAATCATAGTATACACCAAGAAACGCTGCCCATATTGTACATCATCTAAGATATGGCTCAAACAAAGAGACTACACATTTACCGAAGTTAGTCTCGACATAGCCAAAGACCTAACCAAATTTATGACCGAAAATCCAGACCTAAGGACTGTCCCTCAAATCTTCCTAGGCGACAAACATATCGGTGGATTTACGGAACTTATAGAATCAGAACTTGCTACCTCCAGTATGAAATAGATAAATACTATTATAATTCATACAGGAGCATACACATGGCAAGGCCACGCCCTACAGTTAAATTAGAATATACTGACCCTAAGACCTACAAAAGTGAACAGGTCTTGAAGGCCAGCCATATCTACGCCGTCTACTTAGAAGGCGAACCTATTAATCTGCGCACACTCAATTCACTAGTAAACTATCCTGGACCTAAATACAAGAAGACCGCGTTTGCGGCGCCTGGTCACGCATTTAATCTAGCGGAGCGCCTAAACAAACTATTCAAAACGGATCAATTCCAAGTCTGGAAACTCAAGGACGGAGAGATAATTCAAGAAGATGCTTGATGAACACGGCATAGCTCTTAAGAAATTCATAATAGATGAATTACGTGAAGCTGGTCATGTTGGGACAGACGAAGAACTTGATTTTGCTATGTTCCAATCAGTCAGTTCGTTACGTTTGCGCTGGGCGGGATACCGAGCCTGTCGTGATATCTACGATCACGAAGAATTTCCACTAGAAGAAAAACTAACAGGCCGAGAATTGATGACCTTAAAAAATCATGTGGCTTGGCCTTACTTCCTACCATCCAACCAATCTACTTTATATCTATTCACAATGAAGCAATCCTTCCTGCTCAAGCTACAGGGCGGGGATGTGAAACGCTGGCTTGGTGAAATTTACGAAAAGAAGTCCAACTAATTCAAGCACTTACCGCCATCCTGCGCTAAGTTGTTGATTCCATTAGACATGTTGTGGTTGACATAAACTGTTGAGTGCTGTATAGTATGCAGTAACAGTATAGAAACTGGTACCATTATATACAGGAGAACCATAATGGCGAAAATCACAAGACGTAAAACAGAAGAGACGCGGGTATGTCCTACCTCAGGCGATGCAATGCCAGTATGGGAACTTTTGCTTGACGGTGAGGTTATCGGAACGACATTTGCAGTACGTCCTACCGTTACTCAGCGCAGGTGGAATATCACCTTGACGGTGAACGGTATTACGCGCAACATTGAAGGCGGTTTCTCAATCGCACAGGCTGTTCCAGCACTGTACGAAGAGTTGGTTGCTGCAACAGCGACCCCAGCCGAAGATGGCACTAACCTTGAGATTGTTGAAGACGCAACAGAAGAAGAAGCTACGGCCTAATTCTGTCACAACCTCTGCATGAATGGCGCCGCTCGGCGCCATTCTTATGGAAAAATTTTCTATTCCCTTATAGATCAATAACTTATAAGTGCTTGATATTATTAGAGATCACGTAACCACTTGTTTCTAAAAGGAATATAGTGGTTGCATTTTGGTTGCAATGCTCGTATAATACACATACTAAGAAATGATTCATAGCAAGTCACATTACTAAGGAACGCACCATGGCACAAACAGACCTCAACGCTGAATTCAACGCCGTACGCCCTAGCGAGGCAATCCAGGTAATCGAACGCTGCATGGAAGTAGATCGTCCGTGCATGATTTGGGGACCGCCAGGAATCGGTAAATCGGACATCATCCAACAGATCGGTGACCGCCAAGAACGTCCCGTAATTGATCTTCGCCTCCTGCTCATGGAGCCGACTGACATTAAGGGCATCCCTTATTACAACCATGAATCCAAGACGATGAAGTGGGCGGCTCCGAGTGAGCTTCCGCAAGAAGGCAGTGGCATGGACAATGCTATTCTCTTCCTCGACGAAATCAACGCCGCTCCTCAGTCGGTACAGGCCGCTGCATACCAGCTTATCCTGAACCGCCGAGTAGGCGAGTATCATCTTCCTGCTGGCGTCAGCATTGTTGCTGCTGGTAACAGGGAAACGGATAAGGCTGTAACTTTCCGCATGCCTTCCGCACTTGCTAACCGTTTTGTTCACTTTGAAATGAAAGAGAACTTTAACGACTGGCAGGATTGGGCAATCAAGCACCGCGTTAACGCTGATGTTATCGGTTACTTGACCGCACACAATCACGCACTGTTCGACTTCAACCCGCGCAAGAGTGGCAAGGCATTTGCTACGCCGCGCTCCTGGACGTTTGTAGGCGAACTGCTTGACGACAACCTGCCTGAAAACCTCAACCAGTCTATGGTTGCTGGCACAGTCGGTCTCGGTCTTGCAGGTGAATTCATGCAGCATCGACGCCTGAAGGGCAAGCTGCCTGATCCGCGTGACATTCTTGAGGGTCGCGTAACTTCCCTGAAAGCAGACAAGGATGTGGATGTCTCTGCTAAATACTCTTTGGTGATCGGCATGTGCTACGTATTAGAGCAGATGCAGGATGAGTACAAGAGTGACGACAAGAAGACGTCGAAGGATTGGGACAAGGTTACTGATACTTTCCTCGCCTTCATGATGGGCGGTCCTGCAGCTAACCCTCACTTTACCAAAGAAATGGTAATCATGGGATCGGTTGTTGCCCTTCGCAAGTATGCGATTGAATTCAACTCTGAGACTCCGACGTTTACGAAGTTCTACAAAGAGTATCAGAAGTGGATCGTCAGCACGGCTTAAGGTTTAATGGTGCAATGTGACTTGCGCCCTGAGCCGCCTAAGGACTTATGCTCCGAGGGCGGCTTTTTTTAAACTTTCAACAACTTACAGGCCCTGTAAGTCATTGATTCTACAGCATCAAATTAATCGTAAGTGTTTGATATCTTTAGGCATATAAGTGGCGTCAGCTATTGACGTTAGGGCCAGAAACACGTATAATATGAATATAAACTGAGAGGAATGGCACAAATGGCACAGAAGTGGACCCCAGAAGAAAAGTTGGTTAAAGCCCGTATTGACTTTATCCATAACGACTGCGTATTCCTCGGCGTCCTCGCAATGCGCCTCAAACTTATTGATGCAACTGCATGGTGTCCGACGGCTGCAACCGATTTCGTTCACATGTATTACAACAGGGATTTTATTGATCGCTGTTCGCTTGATGAAACAAAGTTCGTTATTGCTCACGAAGTGATGCATAACGTTTATGACCACCAAACACGACGCGACGGTCGCGATCCAATGCTGCACAACATGGCAGGCGACTACGTTATTAATCTTGAACTGAAAGACCTCAGCATTGGTTCATTCCCGTCTAGTCAGACGATGATGGATCCGAAGTTTGAAGAACTGTTGAAGGAAATCAATCCAGCAGGCTACAAGAAGTTCAAGAAAGAATTTGCAGGCCAGCCAGGTGTACTTTGTGAAGAGAAGTACAGAGGCATGCCGTCCGAGGAAGTTTATGAGCTTCTGAAGAAGGACAAGGAAGAAAACGGAGACAGCGGTCAGTCAGGACACGACATGCACATGGATCCGAACTCAGGCCCAGGTGAAGGTGACGGCGAAGCAGGTGAATGTGAAGATTGTGGCGGCACTGGTAAAGGTGACGGCGAAGATGGCGAATGCACATCTTGTGGCGGCACTGGACAGGATCACAGCGGCAAGACTGGCCCTGTCCCGATCTCTCAAGAACAGTTAGACCGTATCCCTGACCAAATACGTAAAGCGGTCATGGACGCTGCAAAGGTAGCTGAAACTGCAAGCGGTCAGGCAGGCAACGTTCCGATGGGCGTTAAGCAACTGATCGACGAATGGACAGACAGCAAGATTGACTGGCGCGAGTATTTGAACAATGTTGTACAGTCAACTTTGAAGTCAGATTATACTTGGATGCGCCAGTCGCGTAAGAGCATGAGCAGCAATTACTACTTGCCTGCAATGGACAACGACGACATGGTTAGCGTTGATATTGCAATTGACACATCTGGCTCTATGAGCAATCAAATGTTGCGAGACATTATGGGTGAGGTCAAGGGCATTATGGAACAGTTTGCAGACTTTAGGCTGCGGGCTTGGTGTTTTGACACAGAGACGTACAAGATTCACGAGTACGGCCCTGACACGATTGACGAAGTTGACGACTTTCAACTGCAAGGCGGCGGTGGCACGTACTTTGAGTGCAACTGGGCGATGATGAAGGAAGAGGATTTGGTTCCTGACCAACTCATCGTAGCAACTGACGGTTGCCCGTGTGGTGGCTGGGGTGACGAGCACTGGTGCCCGACGGTATTTTTGGTACATACGTACCCTGAGATTGAAGCACCGTTTGGCGAGACCGTACATTACGAAGAGGCTGCTAAGGACTAGTAGATGTTGAGGGCTGATGCGATGAGAACGCAAGCACAAACTGATCTAGATGCAAAGAAACTTGAGATACGGAATCTTCAGCGCAGATTGAATAACGCTGAACATACGTACAAGGCTAATGTTCAAGAATTAATCAACATGCAACGTGACAGCAGGACAATAGAGCCTGTAATGATTCACCGTCAGAACGAGTGTTGTGAATATTGGCAGAGTGAAATTGAAAATGTTGAGGGTAAAGTTTTTCTACTTTGCCTTCAATCAGGACTTAACGAAGAGAGAGCTTGGGAATGATTACAGTAAACGGACAAGTATATTTGGCAGACGTGGGCGGCGACGAACGCGTCTACGAAGGCATAGCTGCGAATGTATCGGTAACGTTTACGAAAGGTAAAGCAATCCTCGGTCCCGAAATTACGTTTGGAGTAGACGAGGCGCAGTTTATCAAATCAGTTGGCTCCACTGTAGCACATTGGTGCCACGAGATTCGAGATGACTTTGAGAATTCAGGCGATTATGTTTTGGATCACATTGTCGAGGATCTTGAAATAGCAGAGTACGGTAAAGCTGAAACCTACATCACAGCTTATTACCAAGACAGACCTATGCCCGACGCAGTAGAAGTACCGCTGCAAAAAATTGAGGAAGCATGGGAAGAACATCTTTATGTGCAAGAGGCATATGAAGAATCAGAAGACGAAGATTAAAGAGAGAAGAAGCAAATGGCTAAGAAAGATAATTTTGAAGTAATGCAGGGCTTGGGTGGACAAGGTCTAATCAAGTCTTGGACAAAGGGCGTTCCTTTTGAGTCACAGGCTCGGGATCAGCTTAAGAACATTGCGTCGCTACCGTTTATTCATAAGCATGTAGCGGCAATGCCAGACGTTCACTTGGGCAAAGGTGCGACGGTTGGTTCGGTCATCGCGACCAAGGGTGCGATCATTCCTGCCGCAGTCGGTGTAGACATAGGCTGTGGCATGAATGCCGTACGCATTTCATTAACGGCAAACGATCTTCCTGATACGTTGACAAACGTGCGTGGTGAGATCGAGCGTTTTGTTCCTGTTGGTCACGACCAGCATACGCGACAGCGCCTGTCTATGAAGTATCACAACAAGACAAATACGTTACTTAAGAATACTCACGCTCAGATCGAGACGGGATACAAGTCTATGGTTGCAAAGCATCCTAAGCTTGAGTCAATGGGGCGTGACCTTGAGGAGCGTACATATCGTCAGCTTGGAACATTAGGTGGCGGTAATCACTTCATCGAGCTTTGCTTGGATGAGAACGACGACGTATGGATCATGCTACACTCAGGTTCACGTAACCCAGGCAACTGCATTGGTCGTTACTTTATTGAGATTGCTAAAAAGGAAATGGAGCGACACTTTATCCATTTACCTGACAAGGATCTTGCGTATCTCGTAGATGGTTCAACTTACTACGACGATTACGTTGAGGCTGTCGGCTGGGCGCAGGACTTTGCGTACCGCAACCGTCAGGTTATGATGGAGCTTGTTATTGCTGCGTTAACTCGCAAGCTGCCTCCGTTCTTGATTACTAAGGAAGCTATCAACTGCCATCACAACTACGTATCAATGGAAAATCATTTTGGTGCTAACGTACACGTTACGCGCAAGGGCGCAGTACGGGCTCGCGTAGGCGACTACGGAATCATCCCAGGATCAATGGGTGCGCGTTCGTACATCGTGCGCGGATTGGGTAACGCTGATTCATTTAACTCTTGCTCTCACGGAGCAGGTCGTTCACATTCACGATCAGCGGCTAAGAGATTGTTTACAGTCGAGGATCACGAAAAGGCTACGGCTGGTATTGAGTGTCGTAAGGATGCTGGAGTGATTGACGAGACTCCTGCTGCTTACAAGGACATTGACGCAGTAATGGACGCACAGAAGGATTTGGTTGAGGCTGTACATACGCTTCGTCAGGTCGTTTGCGTAAAGGGATAAGGACAATTATGAAGACGGGATTTTTTATTGCAGTATTTATTGGTTTGGTTGCAGGTCAAGTAACGTGGGGATTATGGGGTCACGATTACTTTTTCCCTGAGAGTCAGCCTGTTGAGGTTCAGCAAGGTGCGATTGAAGACGTACCTGAGAGTCTCCGTCCAACAACGTACACACCGCCAGTTAACATTTATCTTCCAGAGATGATGTTTTTGGTTGTTGACGATACGGACAGTATACCTGTAAAACGATGCAAGAACATGGCGTATCGCACAGTCGATAAATTTAGCAGACAAATAAACAGCAATCTCGTTCGTGCAGACAAGAAGTTGTATTATCTTGCAGGCATCATAAAAGACCAATGCATGGATGTTATGATCGCTCAACTCAAGGACGAAATATGAAACAGCCTATCCAACCATTGGGGTTAGACGAACATGGCGTTCTGCGGTTTAAAGGGAATGCCTTAGTTCGGTATATACTTGACAACGGCGGTATTGATATGAATGACCTAGCAGTTATTGATTTCCCGCAGGAAGATCAAGAGCAGTTTGCACAGCTTATAGGCTACAGCTTATGTGGCTTTGGTGACCTCTCATATGTTTCCGATGAGACATATTATGCGGCTGAGAAAATGTTCGAAGCTAAGACTATGATTGAAGCACCGTCACAGGACGGCCCAAAACCCGATGCACGTCGTGTATTTTGGAAGATCGACGAAGTGTGGGAACACAAAGGATGGCTGTTGCCACAGGTAGGAGAAGAGAATGAACAGGAATAAACATGAACAGGAAGATATTGAGCGTTCGTTAGCTGACCGTGACTACTGGCAGGCTTTAGCCCCTGAGGGTTATAGGCTGATGGGGTTCACTTATAGACAAAGTGCATTATATAGTTGCCCTGGCGATAGGCGAACAATCTCAATTGATGCAGACCACATTGAGTTCTTTAAAATAATGGAGAAAGATAATGCATAAATGGTATGATGGCTTAAAAGAGCCAAAGCGATTTCTGGTATTCTTTATTCCTGCAGCTATACTTATTGCTGGAGTACACGTACCTGATGCACCGACGATCAATTTTATTTCAGGTGGGCTATTGTTGGCGGCACTAGTAAGTAGAGTTATTTACATTCATGGGAACAGGAAAACGTAATGGCTAGGCAAAACGTAAGTAAAGGCGCTGCGGCACTAAAACGTCGTCGCGTACAAGCACTATATACGCTTGAGCAGGTTAAAGAACCTAACAAGCGACAGGCGGCAGAGATTGAGGTTCTTCAAAAGAGGATCGGTCGTGCGAACTGAGCAAAGACGAAGTGGTGAGCAAGAGTATTACAAGCTCACTAAAGAACAAGTACTATTAATCCGTGAGATGCATATTAATATGGATGATGGTAGCTGTCTGGGATATGAAGGCGGACCTTACGTAAATAGCAAACGTCCGTTTGGAAATTCACATGTTCCAGGTGATGTATATGAAATCCTTGATCCTCGACCCCAGAATGAAATATATGATTACGACGAAGAGGAAGAAGAACAGTTTGCTGATGAACAACAGGAAATATACGAGCGTTGGTATCCGACACTTGACAAAGCATTACAGGTTGTTCTGTCCTCAGGCTCATTTGAACCAGGTATATATAGCTGCAATAAGTATTGCAGAAACTTCAAACTAGTTACAGACGAGAACGAAATTTTTAAAGCACAATTAATACTAGGTGAAGGTGATGGTCACAAAGACCCCCGATACAGTTACGTCTAAAACGATCACAATTGAGATCAATGAGAAAGAGATCTTTAAGAATGCTCTATCGGATACTCATGCAGTAGCATATCAAGAGTTGATAGAGGCCGAGCGTATACTAGAGAGCTTCCGATTTAGGCTATTACGAGAAGCATTAGATGGCAAACTCCCAAGCGAAGATGATGACCGTAGCTATTCATCATTGTTCCACAAAACAGGTGATTGTGACTTTTCGTGGGATTGTCCTACCTCTCCCATAGGGACTTGTGTTTATGATAGCTACATAGATCAAGCTTGGGATGGTTGCTTATTTTGCCACCAACCATACGAACGAAAATGAAATACGTTATTGCTTGGAGAAGGGTTGCCTATAGGAAAGAAAAGGCGCCTATAGTTTGGAAATATTTCTGTTCAGAACAAAAAGTTATCGGGGCACATGAAATAACTAGCTCCAACCTACTTGCTGATGCATTTATATTCGATACAATAGAAGAAGCGGAAGTAGTATATACTAAATTGGATAAGATAAATCCTTTCCCTCGAATATTACAAATCAAAACTAAAGACCTATTTATAGCCAGGCTAGAACGAAAATGAAATTCACAGCATACGTCTTTATAACAAGGGACGGCCAGTACTACGGTATGAGGGCTGATGCTCGCATTCTAAAAGGTGAACGTTCTGGAAGTTTCTACGATAACTTTGACCAAGCAACTCTATTCTCTTCTGAAGAGACCGCGCTAAAACATAGGGATGGCATAATTAACATAACCGTCTCAGACCAAATGCATCTCATGCCAATCTCTGGTGGCTTCACAAAAGCAGAGATGTTCAAGGCAATTCTCACACATAAATAACTGTTGATTTTCTTTACGACTTATGTTATACTTAATGCTTAAATGCTAGAGCGAGCATTTATGTAAGTTGGAGAAAAAAGATGAGAGCGATACTAGTGAGTCTAGGAGCCTGTGTGCTGCTCAATTTTACCGTATCTACGGCAATTGCAGCACCTACGTCCACATATACTTGGACGGCACCTACGCAGTATGAGGACGGGACAATGATCCCTGTGAGCGATGTCCTCACCTACCGCCTATATTGTGGTGACACATCAGGCGGACCTTATAATAATTCAATCCTATTCAGTACACCATCACCGAGTCAAGAAGATATGGCTTTTTGTGTGGCTGGTGTTCCAGGATCTTATTATATGGTAGCTACAGCAATATCAACTAACGGCGAAGAATCAGCCTTCAGTAATGAGACTACACGTACATATACTGCTGGTGATCTTGGTAAGATTCCATTGCCGCCAACACTATTGCAGGTTAACTAAGATGAGGAAAATTCTAATAACGGCAGTTTTGTTATTGGCAGGTTGTGGTGGCGATGGGAATAAATCCTCGTCGCCGCCCAACTTTTCTAATCCAACAGCCACTTGCACAGCCATAGTTGATTGGGAAATTCCTTCCACCTTTGTAAACGGTGACCAGCTATTACACACTGATCTACAACGCCTTACCATTTACATTAATGAGGCATCAGGAATGGAACAAGCCACGATTACTCGCGTAGAGCAATTGAATGACGTATACTTGATTCAATGGACTGTACGTGATCTTCCACTAGGGACTCACTGGTTTTACATGACCGTTACTGCTACGAATGGTGAGGTGAGCGCCTACTCTAATGAACTTTCTAAAACATGTTAGATAAATAAATATGTGAAGATTAAAGAAATTATATCAGAAAATTTCGGTAACGCAGAATACTTCGTTACAGGAAACCAGATTGACCCTCAGCTACTTGCGCTCAAGAAACGAGCAAGGCAAATAGAGGATGGCATTGATCCAGATACGGCTGAAATCGTCCAGGATTTCCCTATCTAATGACTGGGTTTGTTTATAAGTGGACTAACCTAGTCAACGGCAAGTGGTATATTGGTAGTCATAAAGGAACAATTGACGACGGATATAAACATTCAAGCGAAGTATTAAAAGCCGCCGAAGCCAAGTATGGGCAAGAGAACTTTGTCCGAGAAATTTTATTTACTGGCGACTATGACAATGACGAAATACGTCTTGTTGAAGGCAAATATTTAAGTGAGGCTGGGGCTGCAACAAATCCCGAGTCCTACAATAGAACAAATATGATTGGTACAAATTGCTACAGTGAAGAAACAAACCGCAAACGTACAGAGTCATTGAGAAACAGAGTTTATACTGAAGATATGTGTCGTGCAAATGCTAGGGTCGGGAACACAAACGGCGCTGGCAATAAAGGCAAGACGCATAGTGAAGAAACAAAAGAAGTAATGAGCATCAAAAAGTTGGGCAACACTAACGCTCGTGGTAACAAAAGTAGACCATGGAGTGCTAAAAGGCGCGCAGCATATGAAGCTAAATACGATGTAGCCTCCAAGAGAATTGTCCAGAATTCCCTTAGCTAGATTAGAAAGCCCTTAGGGGACCTTGCAGTAGCAGTACCCTCAACCTTAAAAAGTAGAGCCCTGTCGTGCCCGTTTAGGAATGAACCCAATGTTTATGCGGGTTTCAGCCTTAGACGTATCCGCATACCTATGCGGTTATTGGTTAAATGTAGTTTTAACGTATGTTTTACCGCTAAGTCGTTGATGCACGAACATAGAGCTTGACATTAGGATTTGTGCCTGCTATAATACTGAAGCAAATAAAGGAATAGTAAAATGAGTGACACATTAATTTTGAACGCAGACGGCAACCCATTGTCAGTTGTGCCGCTATCAGCGGTTAGCTGGGAAACAGCGATTCGCCTTGCGTATCAAGACAAGGTACGAGTAATTGAAGAGTACGAGAACTGGGAAGTACATTCTCCTAGCGTGACTTGGAAGGTGCCTTCTATCGTGATGTGCAGCGAATTTGTGAAGTGGAACAGGCAGGTCAAGTACAACCGTACCAACGTCCTGCTACGTGACCTCTTTACCTGTCAGCTTTGCGGTGCCAAGCCGCCCGCAAGTCAACTTACGCTTGACCACGTAGTTCCTAGGGTACACGGTGGTAAGACGAACTGGACTAACATTATTGCTGCATGTAAGAAGTGCAACCACAGCAAGGGTTCAAACAAGACCATTCGTCCTAAGAAGCTTCCTACCAAGCCTAACTATTACCAGCTAATGGCAAAGAGGCAACGTTTTCCTATCACGATTCGTGATGAGAGCTGGTTGACATACATCTCTTGGCCTAAGCATCTCATTGAGATGCGTCCTCCAAAAAGGAATCTGAATAATGCCTAGATATCTCGATGAAGTTTGCGACACTTGTGGTGGACAGAAAGAGATGTATTACGTGCCTTGGTGCTCGAAGTGCGAGCGCCCAGAGCCTAAGGCTACGTATACTCTCAACTTCTTGCAAGTAGTCCGTCATATTGAGCGCAAGTATCCAGACCTTATTGTTTCAGACGAGGAAGCACAGGCGTCATGGCGGGAGCCCGTCCGATTAGAAAGTCACAAAGATTCATTGTGGAATCTTATCAGCGAGAGGATAAGCAATGATGTCTATATTGCCCTTGGCTTTAAAATGTGGTTGGAAGAGCGCGACGATCCTGATGAAAATGGACGATATATGTCCTATGATGGTAGCGAAGACTACACCAAAGGCTTTGAGCTAATGCAGTTGATCGTTGACGAGTACGAGAATGAGGTCGAGGGCGACTTTGACAATGTTCTGTGGGAAATTAGCTGGTAGTCAAAAACCTACCATGTTTTTTATGGTGCCTCCTTTATCTGCGATAAATAAGTACGTACATAAAGTACATGCTAATTTATCATATAAAGGAAAACAGAATAATGACAAAACCAGCAAAGAAGAAAACTTCTACTAAAAAAGTAGCTAAAAAAGCAGCTAAAGTGGAAGTACCTGAAGTCGTAGAGCAGCCAGCAGTTGAGAGTCCAGAACAGGACGGTGCTCAATTGACGATTGCTGATTTACAAGGTATCGCACAAGTTATCGACATGGCGGTTCGCCGTGGCGCATTTGGCGCAAGTGAAGTTAGCGAAGTAGGCGCAATCTACAGCAAGCTAGCAACCTTTCTACAAGTTATCGCAGCCCAAACTAAAGAGGCTGAGGGAGGTCAATAATGGTTATGCCAGAATCTTTTAAGAAGCACATTGGCCGTAATCATCTCGGTACACGGGTAGTAGTTGTATTCCGTGAAATCCCAGATGACGAAACTCATTGCCTATGTGTTGAGACAGACTCACTACCTGATATGTATGGCGAACAATTGATGCAAGAAGTTAATGGTCGTGACGGACAGGACACAGTAAACCTCTATGAGGTTTTACAACGTCGTAGCTTCGGTGATGGCGGTCAAATGCTAAACACTCTACACACACGAGGATTTATTAAGAAGTATCCTGTCGAACAAATCGAAATGGTTCCAATGCCTAATCGTCCAGTTGCCCTAAGCATTATTAATGAGCAAATCAATACAGGTAAAATCCAAGCTGAAGGCGGCGGCGAAGCAGTTGCAGAGCTACCTGATACAGCGAATGACACTGGTGTTGCAGTTGATACAGAAACAGGCATCGTTAAGCCTGTTGTTATCGAACCTGTTACAGTTGGTGACGATAGTGGAGACGCTACAAAAGCAGCAGCCGAAAGCAAATTGCTACAGGCTCGCTTGATGGAAGAGGATGCTAAGAAGATGCGTGAAGAAGCTTACGCTCTTGATCCTTCTCTAAAGAAAGGCGGACGTCCTAAGAAAGTTAAGAAAGCAAAAGCAGAATAATACAAGCTTCCAAGGCAAGCGCAAAACGATAAAGGACGCTAAGGCGTCCTTTTTCTTTGGTAAGTAAACCTTCTATAAAATAAATCTAGGTTCTCGTCCCAGAACTCCTCCAAGCTATCGACAGCATGCCACTCATCTTCAGAAAGAATTGGGAAGTATGCATCACCAACAAAATCCTCTGTAAGTATTGTTGCATAAATTCTATCAGCATATGGAAGGGCAAGTTTATATATCTCACCACCGCCTGCAATCATAATTTCATCGTCACCTGCTGTGAGTTTAGCAAGCATTAATGCCTTCTTGAAATTAGTGAACACGGTTACATCAGGATGATCCACTGTATATGATTCATCTCTTGTGAGTATATAGGATTGACGATCTGGAAATGGGCGATGCTTCTCTGGAATAGAGTCATATGTTTTGCGCCCCATGATAACAATTTTTCCTGTAGTTCTCTTTTTAAAGAACTGCATGTCCTCACGTATGTACCACGGAATATCTTGTTCACTACCTATAACGCGGTTCTTTGCATAAGCGACAATTATTGAGATCATGCTTGTATTTACCGTGACCCCAATTCAGATAAATACATATATGGCAATCGAAATAAAATTTAATACAAAAATCAGGCTAGCAGTTGAACTAATCAACAATGGCGACGTAAATCCTATCTTGGATTTTAACGACACACGCTATTCACTAGATGTATCAGGCTGGAGCCGAGGCGTTATCAAGTGGACTCCTTTCAGTATTGCGCTACGCACACCAATCGGAGAGAACTCCTATACCTATCCATATGCTGCGCATAACCTAATGAGTGATGCTTTGCTGGGGCCGTCAGGTATTACGTATCCCTCACCAATAGTGGATTCGACATTTCCAGCCTTTCCAACCCCTCCAGAAAACGGATTCGTTATACCGTAAGACTTGACTCTCACTAGTTGGTATGCTACAATAGTATTATGACTGATACTATTGATATGCAAGATCGCGAAGCGTTTGTAATCTACTCTCCTAATCGAGGCTTTATTAAGAACAAGAATAAAGACTTTACAGAAGAATTTGCACATGCGCGCCTATTCGGTATGCACAAGGATGCTGCCGACAGCATAAAGAAGGGCAACCTTAAATCGACTGTCATCATTCCTGTGAATATGACACTCGATCCGAGAAAAATCTTTACTGCTGTCCTGAAGGGCGCATGAGCGACGACGCACTAAGCTGGAAAGAAGTGTTCAAAGGAATGCCTGCCTATATAGCAAACGGATGTCGTGGCGTATATACATACTGGCGCAATGCTCCTTTGCGGGAATGGGTTGCTGAAACAATTTGGCTAGCGATACTCGTAACAATGTTCTACTACGGTATCTATGGTACAATTGATTTCTATAGCACAACAACCATTGACCCGAACTCAGGGCTAGGCTGGTTTATATCGTTCCTTCCGTTGTGGTTTGTTTTTGCTATCTTTATTGTACACGCAATATTCTCAAAAACAGTACAAGTAATATTTGATTGGATGGATAAACGTGGATAAAGATGTGCTACGGCGCATCGCTGAACGAGGTCTTAAACGCGCACAAGAACAAAAGGACAGTGAGTATGTGGATATTTTCCAGCACCTGCTAGATGAAATAGAGAGAATAGAGAATGAGTGAACTAACAAAATTTGCAAAACTATTCGCAGACAAAATGCGAGACGAACGTTATTCAATCCAGCGACCTAGTCATGTTATACAGGATATCATCTACAGGGTTGTAGAAGAAATGGAAGCCGAAGAAGACACTACAGACGACGATGAGTGACTTCGATTTCGACTATAAAGATCACGGTCGTCGGCAATTTCGTATTTGGTCTATCATCGTTGGCGCATGGGCTATCGTTATAATCTGTGGTCTTATCGCAAAATACGGAAACATCACAGATCAAAATCTTGCTGAGGTAATTCTATTTACGTCACTTGCAAGTGCGTTAGTTTTCTTTGCTGGAATTTATGCGAGTTTTATGGCTTGGGTTGAAAAGAAATTATTTCAATACAAAAAGAAAATAGATAATGACCCTAATTAAATTTTTAGCATTATTTTTGTTAGTGCTCTACGCACTAGCTGGTTGTGCATCTCAACCAATTGAGGGCGAGAGTGAAATCATTACACTACGTACTGGTCAACGATGTGAAGTTAACAATGGCATCATAATTGGCTGTGAAAGAAACAACAGAAAATATGCTGAAACAGTAGGGGACATTGAAGTAATTGTTGGAGAGAAAGAATGACTAAACGATCTAAACTATACGCGACAGCACTTGACCAAGAAAGACACATGTTGTGTCATTTCAGAGCGTTGAGTGAATTACTTGATGAGGTCGATCCTGTTACACGGGAAGATTTTGCTAAAATGTTTCCACGAACATACAATGCTGTGATGACAGATGATCCCTATAGTTTCGACCTACCCGACAAATAAACCATAGGACCGTAGATTCTTGGGAAGGTGCTAAATAATATTAGTGTGTTGGTGTACACAGACACTATAACACTTAACATAGCATTTAATTGGAGGAACAATTGGAAATCGTATTTGGCTTTTTAGCCCTAGCATTTGTAGCATTCGCTTATTTTATACCAAGCTTGGTTGCGTTCTATCGCGGGCATCACAATAAGTGGCCTATCTTTGTGCTTAACTTCTTTCTTG